CCTAAAGATCTACCCGCCAAAGCTGAGACGGCACCTAATGGTCCAAACACAGCTCCACCTATGCCTAGCAAAGATCCTATACCAGAGGCTTTCGCAGCATTTATTCCTACCCTCTCCATAACTTTTCTTGCCACTTGTCTTTTAATCACCTCTTGTGCAATATCTTTCATGCTTGGTTGATTTTGTGGTTCTGAAACCAAAGATGGTAAACTCATAAGTTGTAAATCTTTTTCCATTATCCTCTTCCTCCATCTATTTGTACATCTGCTCTAAAAGTACCAAATCTCCAATTCTGATCTGTAGATGTATTTTCTATTTTTAAACTTGCAAACCTTGACCTAGCTCTAGTGTCTATTTTTTGAGTGGTTGAATTTACTGTAAAAGGACCTAAAGGAGAAGACGCTTCTGTATCTACAGGAAAATTTCTCAATAAAATACTTACTCTTGCATCACCTTGTATTGTTTTAAAATCAGGAATGAATCTTCTCATGCTTAAAAAAACATCAGCGTTCGTACCCTCAGGGTTTAAACTGAAATCTCCTGATTCTATAAAAGCTGGTATAGCAGTTTTGTTACCATCATAATCAACTTGATCTACGCCTGTTTCATGTGCGTAATAGATAGTGCATCCATTTATATTAGTGACACCTTGTATTACAGGAAACGTTGGCACTGATGTGGGATTGTATTCTGTAGCATATGGAACATCATATAGATTTGCATCTACCCAAGTTGTTCTAGCTAAAGAACCAGTAGTCCATGTTCCGCTTTGGTAATTATAGGTAACATTTCTATCATTAAAATTAGATCCAGCTTTAGGATAAAACCAAGTTAGTTCCTCATATAAATGATTTAAACCCACATAAATTGATTCTCCATTTTGATAATTTACTCCTAAGTTATTTCCGTTTTTTGTTGTAAAAACAAAATCTTCCACAGCGCATGGTAAAGATTTTACTGTTCCATCATAAACAAAAAAACCACCAGACTCTCCCATCCAATAAACGATACCATTAACATATTTTATAGAGTGTTGACCAATAGCACCGCAGTTTGATCCTACTTGTCGTATAGAAAATGTAAATGGTGGGCCCACAAATTGCATAACATAGGCAGCGTTATCAGTAACAATAAATGTATAATCTTTACCCTTTATTGCACCTACAATTTTTGTGCCTGAATCAAGTCGAAAAGTACCAGCTGTGTTTGTTGATGTTGGTGTATAATCACCTGTGTTTTCTTGGTCAGAAAATCTAATAAACATTTTATCCTGAGTGCCTGGTGATCCAATAGTGGTTTCAGTTCCTAACATTATTAAGTGTCTATCTCTATCTGAAACTAAAGACATTACAGATGCAGTTGGTGCTCCTGATATTAAAGCGGCTCTTGTCTGAAGAGCATTAGAGTTTGAATTGATTGGGTTCCAAGAAAAAGATCTTCCATTTTTAACAGTAGCAATAAGTTGTTCTCCAAAATTATCTAAGGACCAAGATGCCGGATCTATTGTTAAGGTTTGAGATAATGAGGCTTCGCCCCATCCAGTAAAAAACTCTACACCTGATCCATCTGCGTGAGCAGATCTAGTTCCAGCTGCAGCTCTTGTAATTCCTGTAAGATCATTACTAGATATCCCAGTGTAAGAAATAAATTCAGCTCCTACTTTAATTGTGCCTGAAGTTGGAAAATTTGTAGTTGATGATAATGTAATTGAAGTTCCTGAACCACCTGTTCCTGCAGTGTCATCTAACAAAGCACCATTCAATGTACTAAATAATTGTTGACCACCACCATAAGATCCTGTGCCCCAACCAAATCCATAAGTAAAACCTAAAGCACCTGGTTTCACATAAGGATTAACGACAGCAGAACCACTTCCATTTACTGTAGTTCCAGCTGCGCTTGCCATAGTTATAGTAAACGTATCACTATCGGGAACACTAACTACTTGAAAAGTATTAGTCTCAAAATCGGAAGCAACGTACCCCGCACCAGTCGGAGGAGTTACAGAGGTGAATGTAAACAAATCACCTGCCTCTAAAGCGTGTGCCGCTTTATTTACTGTAACAGTAGCTGATGTATTAACAGTATCAAAAGTGCATGATGTAAGAGCTGTATCTAAAGGAGTAATATCAAAAAAAGATCCTTCATAATAAACAACTAATAATTTATTAGTTCCAATAGCTGCATATCTTCGACCATCTAAATCAGCCCAAATAAATTGTTCTCTAGCAGCACCCACCAATTTTCCTTCTAAAATTTGTGACCAACCACCAATCTTCTCTGGTAGTCCATATCTAAATCTAACAAAATCACCATCAGTCCATTTGCCTTCAGCTCCTGTCTGAGTTACTTGTTTGTTAAATCCTGGTGCAATATTAATTTTTGTTAATGGCATAATTTATTATACCTTAAAATATTTTACCTTTAAACCTATCTGTCATGAGTTCAAATTTCCTTATTTTTCCTCATCTCAGGTATGGGAAATCTTATACCATTTTCATGATAAATATTCGAAAAAAAACAAACTAAAGTTAGTCTATCTTTTGATAGATCATTACTTATAAAATTAGGCACATAATGATATTGATTTGAATCGAATATCAATATTCTATTGTATTTAGATTTTACGACTATACTATCTTTAAATTGGTTATTATTTTCATTTAATTTTTCATCTAAGTTTTTTACGTCTTTTCCGAGATTAGCTCTAATTTTAGAACTTAAGTTAATTATATTAGAGTTAAAATTTTTAGCTTCAACAATAGTGGTTCCTACATCCTCATGTTTTGAAAGATAAATTATGGCGGTAAATAAATAGGGATCATCATAATGCACCCATCCTTGTTTTAAATTATTTTTTGTATTTTGTTTTATTATTTGAAAGCTTGAAGCACATTGATACTGAATATTAGGTATAGAGGGAAATATAATCGATAATATTTTACTATTAACTTTACAAAAAAGAAGTTTGTCTATTGTATGAAGATGAGAAGATCTTGTGCCAGGCCAAGTTCCATCTGATGATGGTTGAAATTTTAAGGTTTTAGCAAAATTTACTATTTCATCTGGATCAACAAAAAAATTGTCTGCTATAATTGTAGGGAACAACATAACTTATTCATTTTTTTTTGAAGTCTCTTTTCCTTTTATCTCACTCGAACTTGTTGTTTTTATATTTTTAAATTCATCACTAAAGTTTTCTTGCCAATCAAAAACAATTTTTACTAACACGTTACCGAAATGTTTAAAAGCAGCTGGGTCAAGATAAATTTTTTCTTTCTTATTAATAATATCTATTTCATGTTTTTCAAAAATAATATCACAACCGCCATCATTAAATTGTTTAAATTTCATTTTTTTTGTACCCCCCAATATTTTCTACCATCCATTATTAAATTTTTATAATCACCATTTTTTTTAACATAATATAAAAATGTTTGAGCATACCAATCACCTTTAAATTCTTCTCTATCATAATAAAAATTTTTTGGAAGAAAAATTAATGCATCACCTACATTTAAATTATGTTCTTGGTTTTCAAATTTTAATGGCCAAGCTGTTCCGTCATTACCCAAATTTATCATAACACTAATTTCACATGAATCTTTATGTTTTTTAAAAGACATGTTAGAATTTAAAGTGTGCATTTTCCAACTAGAAAATGTCGGAAAAATTTCAAATCCTAATTCTTTTTCAACATCCTTTTTTTTATTAATTAATAAAGACTCCATAATAGGATCACCATAGACATAGGTATCTAGATTTTGATCGTTTTCTTTATCAAACTGATTTTGATTTAATCTATGAAATATTCTGCAATAATCTTTTAAAAGGGTACATTCAAAATTATTTAAAAAATTATTTATCTTTGCAAATTTATTTATCTTGCCCATGCTACAACCGACAGCCTTTCTCCCTCTAAAACTGGTTTTACTGTATGTGGGTATAAAAAAGATGAGGGCCAAACTATTAAACGATTAGATTTTTTTTCAATCGTGTGCTCGT